CTACATGAAACGGTTCCCCAACGCTGTGCAAATGCCAGATGGTTCTATGCAAGGCATTAAACCAGGCTTGGCTCCCATGTTCCCAGGTGGTGGCAAAGTAACTTTGCCATCAGTGCAAGAGGCCATTGACAGAGGTATTCAAAATGCACAAATTATAAAGCTTTCTGTCGATAAACTTATTGATCAAAAATTCACGGTGATGCATTGGGCGCTGAATGAAAGTGCAGGCAAACCGCAAGGGCAATCTTTGTACCTTACCGATACTGGTGTTAAAACTGTGTTTGCAAACATTGATCGTGTGGGACGTTCTATAGTCAAAGAGCTGCGCGGCGTGGCCAGATCTATGCCTGGTTATCTAACTCCTGACCTGCCTGGCGGCCCTGGCCGCCCTGTCAAACCAGGCCTTGTTGGCAAAGGATTGAACTGGTTAGATAAAACTGCTGGCAAGGTTGGCGGATTCATTAAGTCTAAAGGCCATGAATTTACTACCAACGTAACCAAAGACAAACTTGAAATGAAATGGCAAACTGCTGGCTCGCCAAACAACAGTGATCAATTGGCCCGCTGGCTACAAACACAAAAAGTACCAGCCGAGGTTGTTGCACAGGTATATCAACAAATGGGTATTCCTGAGCCTGGCCAAATTGGCACAGACAAATCATTTGCCAAGATTATCAAACCTGGAACTGATCGATATTATACTCGTAAAGAACTAGATGCATTGCAAGCCAAGCAAGGCGACACAACCACCGCTGCCGCAGCTGAGCCTGACGCCGAGCCCGAAGCAGAACCAGCAGCTAAATCTCCCGCTGGTGCAGGTGCTGGAGCATTTGGCCAAATGGCATCGCAATTGACCCCATCGGCCACAGGTGGGCGCACAACACAGACTGCAACTGGATTGAAACACACAGCCAGCGCATCCAATCTCAATCAACCCACAGCAGCAACAGCCGCACCTGCTGCTCCAGCCGCAAAACCAGCTGCGCCTGCTGCCAAGCCCACAGGCGTGCCTGGATATGATTTTAAAGCGTTAACAAAAATGCCCGGCATGGAAAAACTGGCTCAAAAGAAACCAGATTTTAGTATGCCCAGTGCCTATGGCAAAACCACATACAGCATGAAACCACCGGCCATCAACACTGGTGCCAAGAAAGCAGCACCGGCCATGGCTGAATCGCAAGCGTTTATTCGTCGCACCATGAGCGAAGTCAAGCAACAGTTGGCACAGGCCACAACCAAAGAAGATGTGAGCCGCATCAAGTCTTACATTGATCGTGAATTTGTGCGCCATGGCCTGGTAAACGAAAGCTATCAAACCATGCGTGACAACATGATTCGCAAAGTGGTCACAATTGGTGCTCAACGTAGACGCGAGGCTGCCAGCCGCTGATTGATGCGCTATGTTAGCCAACGACATAGTAACAGAAGTCAATCACAACACACTGCCCGACAGTTTTGCAAGAAATCTCATTCGCGGCAAGCTGTGGTTGGCTCTGCATCTGCTCAAATTTCAAGACAGATTTAACACCATTTATGTCCTGGGCAGTTGGTACGGCAACATGGCCATGGTTTTGAGTAGATTGCCAATATCATATCAACAGATTGTCAATGTAGATCTTGATGCCAATGCATTGAGACAAGGTCAAAAACTCAACCGCCAGTTCGATGTAAATGGTGTCAAAGCCATGCGAGCCAATGCCAATGATTTAGATTATCGCAGATTGGGACGCCGCGGTGCTGTGATCAACACCAGCGTGACCAACATGAGTGGCGCTGGGTGGTTTGACAATATCCCAGCCGGTACCACAGTGGCCATGCTGGCTCGTGACAATGACCCAGATGCTCGCAATCAAATCATCAGTGTTGAACAATTGGCACAACAATTTCCGCTGTCAGATATCCAGTATCAAGGTCAACTCCGGGATCAAGACCCAGAAACTGACTTTGATCACTTTCTTGTGATTGGACGCAAATAGGACACACCTTAGGACCGTTACCGTTTACGGTGTGTGGGCGGCTGCTGCCCGAGCGTTGGGATTCGCTACCCCAACGCTCAAAGTGAGCCAAATTATTTGACAAATCTCTAAACTGTCTATATACTGTGGCTTTAGGAGATATCTATGTCGAGCAAATCATTTACCGGCGAACAAAAGATCAAACTGACCCAAATCATCAACGAAGGCATGCAGGTCATGCACGAAATTGATACCTTGCAGGGCGGACTCACGGACACCATCAAGGCCGTGGCCGAAGAGCTTGAAGTCAAACCTGCTATTCTCAAAAAAGCTATTAAATTAGCACACAAGGCCGAATTTGGTCGTGAGAAACAAGATCACGAAACTCTACAAACTATTCTTGAAACAGTGGGCAAAACACTGTAAATGTCATCGACCTCAGTTGTTAAACCGATTAGATTTACAAAAAAATCTTTTGCAGGCAGCTATTGTTTGTCGCCTTGGGTTATGATTGAGGTAACGCTCACAGGTGACGTTAGAATGTGCGGGTGTGGTAGTTGGATGCCATCGACAATTGGTAACCTTCGCCATCAAACTTTAGAGTCTATGTTATCGTCAAGTTTGGCAGTAGAAATTAGACAGTCTATTGTTGATGGCACATATCATTATTGCAACGAAAAATTGTGCGGTGTGATAACCAATGAATCTTTAAACACCATTGATAATATTCCACCAAAAGTAAAATCTCTGTTTGATGACACTACTCAGTTTGTCTTTCCACACCACATCAGTTTTCAAGGAGATAGGACCTGCAATTTAAGTTGCCCCAGTTGCCGGCATCAGGTGATAAAAACTCCCGACCATTTGCTTGATTCACAAAGAGAAATAGGCAAGCTTGTGGCAAAAAATTTATTTTCTGTACCAAGCAGTGAAAAAATTGTATTGGAACTCAGCGGAACAGGCGAATTTTTTGCCAGTGAATTATTGATGTCTTTTGTCACAGTCATTGACAGAACACAGTATCCTCATCTAAAATTTCACATTGGTACCAACGGGCTTTTGGCAGAATCTAGATGGCATAAAATTGCGAAGCTTGAATCAGCAATAGAAAAAATCACTGTGTCTATTGATGCTGCCAATGCGTTAACCTATGAGAAACTACGACGTGGTGGCAAATGGGAAAACTTGTTGTCAGCAATGAAATTTTTACAAAACAAAAAACATCACAAAGGTTTGATATTGCACACTAGAATGATTGTGCAGCGCGACAACTATCAAGAGATGGCAGACTTTTATGATTTTTGTAAAAGTTTTGACGTTGATGTGGTAGAATATTCCCGGATCACCAATTGGGGCACTTTCACTCCAAAAGAATTTGCGGATATTGATGTATTTGACACTTGCCACAGCCAGCACCAACAAGCCAAAGCTGCTTTGGGCAAAGTCCGTAAACTTTCAGACACATGGTTGGGCGGCCTATAAATATCCTTAGAGTCGCTCACTTTACGAGCATGAAGCATGGCCTTCCGGCCACAAACGGAGAACAATGAGTTATATTGACGCACTATTTGATCGTGAACACGATCGCATCCATGTTGTAGAACGCCGCGACGGTGTGCGACGATACCAAGAGTATCCAGCCAACTACATCTTCTACTACGATGATCCACGTGGTAAATTCCAAAGCATCTATGGCACACCCGTATCAAGATTTTCTACACGCAATAACAAAGAGTTCCGCAAAGAGGTCCGCATTCAAAGCGGCAAGCAACTTTATGAATCCGACATCAATCCCATATTTAGATGTCTGGAAGAAAACTACAAAGGTCAAGATGCCCCTGGACTGCAAACCGCATTCTTTGACATTGAGGTAGCGTTTGATCAAGAACGTGGTTTCTCGCCTGTTGATGACCCGTTCAACTCAATCACAGCAATCTCGGTCTACTTAGACTGGCTGGATCAACTGGTCACACTGGCCATACCGCCCCGGCACATGAGCCTGGAAACTGCACAAGAGATTGCAGCGGAATTTGACAACACCTTGGTGTTCACAGACGAAGGCGAAATGATCAAGACATTTCTTGATCTGATCGAAGATGCTGATGTGCTCACAGGCTGGAACAGCGAAGGCTATGACATTCCCTACACTGTAAATCGCTGTACCCGTGTGCTCAGCAAAGATGACACACGACGTTTCTGCCTGTGGGGTCAATTGCCCAAACAGCGCATGTTTGAACGCTACGGTGCCGAAGCACAGACTTACGATTTGGTAGGGCGTGTGCACATGGATTACATGCAACTGTATCGCAAGTATACCTATGAAGAACGTCACTCATACAGCCTAGATGCCATATTGGAGTACGAAGGATTGGAAGGCAAGACCAAGTACGAAGGCACACTGGATCAACTGTACAACAACGACTTCAAGAAGTTTTTGCAGTACAATCGACAAGACGTCAATGGCATTGCACAGATGGACAAAAAGTTGAGATTTCTTGATCTGGCCAACGAACTGGCACATGCCAACACAGTGCTCTTGCAAACCACCATGGGTGCTGTGGCCGTGACCGAACAGGCCATCATCAACGAAGCACACGAACGTGGCATGGTAGTGCCCAATCGCAAACAGCGACTCACAGACGATGACACACAGGCCGCAGGTGCTTATGTGGCAGTGCCCAAAAAAGGTCTGCATCCTTGGATCGGATCCGTGGACATCAACAGTCTATACCCGTCGGCTATTCGTGCGCTAAACATGGGGCCTGAAACCATTGTGGGTCAGCTACGACCCACCATGACTGATCGACTGATCCGAGACCGCATGGCCAAGGGCGATTCATTTGCTGCATCCTGGGAAGGTTTGTTTGGCACACTGGAATACACTGCTGTGATGGAACAGCAGCGTGGCACAGAAATCACAGTTGATTGGGAGTCAGGCGAAGAGTCTGTGCATTCAGCTGCGGAAATATGGCAGTTGATATTTGACAGCAACCATCCTTGGATTCTCACTGCCAATGGTACCATAATCACATACGAACGCAAAGGTGTGATTCCAGGCCTGCTGGAGCGCTGGTATTCAGAGCGCAAAGAACTACAAGCCAAAAAGAAAGAAGCCACAGATGCTAAAGAAATTGCTTTCTGGGACAAACGCCAGCTGGTTAAGAAGATTAACCTCAACAGCCTCTATGGGGCTATTCTTAATCCTGGTTGCCGTTTTTTCGATAAGCGCATTGGTCAGAGCACTACTCTAACAGGCCGAGCCATTGCACGCCACATGGATGCACACATCAATGAGTGCATCACTGGTGAATATGATCACACTGGGCAGGCCATTATCTACGGTGACACAGACTCATGCTACTTCTCTGCATGGCCTGTGCTGGGGAAGGAAATCACAGAAGGTCGCATGGCCTGGTCAAAAGAAACCTGTATTCAGCTGTACGACTCAATTGCCGATCAGGTCAATGACAGCTTTCCTGGCTTCATGGAGCAGGCCTTTCACTGTCCCCGAGACATGGGTTCCTTGATCAAGGCCGGTCGAGAGCTGGTGGCCGATCGTGGTCTGTTTATCACAAAGAAGCGCTATGCTGTGAACATTATTGATCTCGAAGGCAAGCGTCTGGACGTGGAAGGCAAACTGGGCAAGACCAAGGCCATGGGCCTGGACTTGAAGAGATCAGACACCCCCAAGATAATTCAAGAGTTCTTGCTGGAAATTCTAAATAAAGTGCTGGCCGGTGTGGAGCGTGATGTGATTGTGGAACGTATACGCGAATTCAAGTATGAGTTTGCGGATCGTCCCGGCTGGGAAAAAGGATCGCCCAAGCGTGTGAACAACTTGACCAAGTATGCTGCCGAAGAAGCCAGGTTGGGCAAAGCCAACATGCCAGGTCATGTACGAGCTGCGCTAAACTGGAATACCCTAAGACGCATGAACTCAGACAACTATTCAATGCAGATTGTGGATGGAATGAAAACCATTGTGTGCAAACTGCGATCCAATGCTCTGGGTTGGACATCAATTGGCTATCCCACTGATGAACTGCGTTTGCCACAGTGGTTCTGTGAACTGCCGTTTAATGACGCAGAAATGGAAGCCACTGTGGTGGATCAAAAAATTGATAACTTGTTGGGTGTGTTGGCCTGGGACTTGGCCGCTGCCACCAACACTGAAAACACATTTAATTCACTATTTTCTTTCGAATGAAACTCAGTAAAGTCATTTCTTATATCAATCAACTCAATCGCATACGACCACACGATTGTTTTGACCCAGCTCGGCGCGAGATGGAAAAAATATTGCACGTGATACAAAGCAGCGACATACAGTTTGATGATCAAAGAGGTAAGTTAGAGCAGCAATTTGATTCTGCCATGTCCACGCTGACATCATTTGCCATGACATTGGATGAAATAAAACAAAACCTACGCCTCAAACGCGATGAGATGGAGCCAGAATATTTTAGAGAAAGCCAGCGCATCTATGACCATGAAATGCCCATGGAAAGCAATCAGTATATTTTAGATAGAAAGCTTAGGTTGGACAGCGACAGTCATACATTGCTGACCAGTAGATTGCGCAACTTAACTGATTGGCGATTACCTGGCATGATTTTGCGGCCAGGCAACGAAAGTTTTGTAGAAGAATTGGTTCCCTTGGATCCATTGTATCTAGTTGACCAGCACCAAGATCTAATTACGCCGGCGGTTTTTAAGTTCACTCCAGAATATCAGCGACGGTTGCGCCAGTATGTGATTAATGAACGACAGAGCGGAGACTTTTTGTCTATCCTACCAAACAATCAATTTGGTTTGGTATTTGCCTACAACTACTTCAACTACAAACCCATTGAAGTTATCAATCATTTCCTTGACCAACTCTATCACAAACTAAGGCCTGGTGGGACAATGATCATGACTTTTAACGATTGCGATACCGAACAAGGTGTTGGGCTGGCCGAACGGTCATTTATGTGTTATACACCGGCACGTTTGTTGATAGCCTATGCTGAAAAAGTTGGGTTTGAAATTGCAAATCATTATAACGGCGCAGGCGACGTGAGTTGGCTTGAGTTGACCAAGCCAGGCAAAATAGTCAGCATTCGTGGCGGCCAGACATTGGCCAAAATATTTGTAAAAACTTGAGAATCACTGTAAAATTTACACAAGGAGAATTACGATGAAAGATTGTTTGTTGGATTTGGTGGAACATTCCTATGACCTAGGATGTATTGACCTAGTGAAAATTGTGGGCGATGACAAAAGCACACAGGTAGTGGGCATGGCCGAAGATCAAAGTGTTGTGCTGCTGGCCAACTATCATAATCCCGTGGCCGAGTTCATGGGCACGTTTGGAATGCCCAATCTTGGCAAGCTCAAAACTATTTTGAACCTGCAGGAGTATCGTGAAGATGCTGTGTTGAGCATT